GCATGCAAGAGTGGCGCGAAGCCAACCGGGAGCGGGCCCGAGAGCATTCTAGGGAGTGGCGTAACCGCAAGTTAGCGTCGTCTCCCGAAAAAGCTGAACGCTTTCGCCAACAAGAGCGCAACAAAACCAAGCGTAACCAGGCCAAACTGCGCGACGATGTGTTTGGCGCGTATGGGGGCTACATTTGCGCGTGTTGCGGCGAGACTGAACCCAAGTTTTTATCTATAGACCACATCAACAACGACGGCGGAAAAGAACGAAACTCTGGGCTGTACGGCAGCAGCGGAACGGCGTTCTATCTGTGGCTGCGAAAAAACGCTTTTCCTCTCGGCTATCAGGTGCTATGTATGAATTGTCAGGTCGGAAAGCATCGCAACGGCGGTGTTTGTCCTCATCAATGTAAGGCGTAACGACTATCCCGAAAGGGAGTAGGGCCAAGCGGTCCGAAGCGCACAGCCCCTCTACGGAGGGTGAAGAGATAGTCTGCTCTGCATGGTGACATGCAGCGGTTCCGAAAGGAACGGATTGGGTGTAGCGAACCTGATTGAACATCTGGCCTCGAGAACAACCTGGTGATCACCCGCAACGTCAACCGCGCCTACGACGACAGCTTCGCCGTCGAGGGCGCCAAGATCGGCTCCACCCTGCGCATCCGTCTGCCCGACCGTGCGCTGGTGACGGACGGCGCCGCGCTCCAGGTGCAGGACGACAACGAGCAGTTCACCACGCTCACCGTCTCCAGCCAGAAGCATATCGGCGTCAACTTCACGTCCGCCGAACTCACCATGCAGCTCGACGACTTCGCGGACCGCGTGCTGAAGCCGCGTATCTCGCAGCTCGCCGCCTCCATCGACGCCGACGTTGCCAGCTCCTACAAGTCGATCTTCTCGTCTGTGGGCACCCCCGGCACGACCCCGGCCACGTCGCTCGTCCTGCTCCAGGGCCAGCAGAAGCTGAACGAGTACGCGGCGATGATGCCGAACCGCTACGCGACCGTGAACCCGGCCGCCAATGCGGGTCTGGTCGAAGGCATGAAGGGCCTGTTCAACCCCGTCGACACGATCTCCCGCCAGTTCAAGGCGGGCATGATGGGCGAAGGCATCCTCGGCTACGAGGAGATCAACATGTCCCAGTCGATCAAGCAGCACACCTGCGGCACCCGCACGGCAACGGGCGCATCGGTCAACGGCAACGCCTCGGAAGGCGCCTCGACCATCACGCTCTCCAGCGCTGGCAACGCGTTGACCTTCGCGGTGGGCGACGTGTTCACGGTGGCCGATTGCTACTCGGTCAACCCGCAGACCCGCGAAAGCACCGGCTCGCTCCAGCAGTTCGTCGTGACGGAGGCCAACACCTCGACGGCGGGCGGCGCGGTGACCCTCAAGGTGTCTCCGGCCCTCTACTCGCCCTCCCACGCCCTCGCCACCGTCAGCACCCTGACGATCACGGGCAAGGCGGTCGTGTTTGTCGGCGCTGCGTCCTCGCAGTACCCGCAGAACATGATCTACCACAAGGACGCGATCTCCTTCGCCACCGCCGATCTGCTTCTGCCGCAGGGCGTCGACATGGCCTCGCGTCAGGTTCACAATGGCATCTCGATGCGCATCGTGCGCCAGTACGACATCAACAACGACCGCCTGCCCTGCCGCATCGATGTGCTGTACGGCTACTCGGTCATCCGTCCGCAGATGGCCGCGCGGCTCTGGGGCTAACAGGTAGAGACAGGAGATACACACATGGCAATCCCCCGCGTAGGTAACGGTTACCAGTTCAACGACGGTAATCTGGATGAAGTCAAGATCAACGCTGTTCCGGTTCCGGCTACCGCCACCGACCGCGCGACCCTGACTGCTGCCCAGCTTACCAACGGCATTATCATTGGCACCCCGACGACCACGGCGGCGTACACACTGCCGACCGTGGCTTCTTTGGAGGCTGTTCTTGACAACGCCAAGGTTGGCACCGCCTTCGACTTCCGTGTCATCAACACGACGACGGCTGGCGTCATCACCATGACGACCAACACGGGCTGGACGGTGGGCACCAGCGGTTCGCAGGGTCTGATGACCATTGCGGCCACCGCTGGCACGGTCCGCGCGTTCCGCGCCCGCAAGTCGGGCGATGGTGCTTGGGCGCTCTACGCCATCTCGTAACAAACAGGCGGGCGGTCTTTGGGCCGCCCGCTTCTTATCTGGAGGACCAATGGCCGCCATATATCTGCTCCACCCCAAGCACGGCGTGAAAATCGCCACCATGGAGATGGAAGCGCAGTACGACGAAATGAACGGCTGGGTGCGGTTCGACCCGGACGCGCCCGTCAGCGACCCCGCCAACGACCCGTTGCCTGAACCGCTGGTTGAGGCTAATGTGCTGGCTGAACCGCGGCGTCGAGGACGCCCGCGGCTGACGCAGGGCGAATGACATGACCACGGCGGGCGATCTGATCAACGGTTCCTTGCGGCTTCTCGGCGTGCTGGCGGAAGGCGAAACGCCATCCGCCGAAACGGCGCAGGACGCGCTGTTCGCCATGAACCAGATGCTGCAGTCGTGGAACACCGAACGTCTTGCGGTGTTCTCGACCCAGGATCAGGTCGTGACCTGGCCCGCCATGACGCGGTCGCGCACCTTTGGCCCGACCGGCGACATCGTCGCCAACCGCCCCGTCGCCATCGACGACAGCACCTATTTCCGGGACGCCTCGACCGGCATCTCCTATGGCCTGAAGCTGATCAACCAGCAGCAGTACAACGGCATTGCGGTCAAGACCGTCACCAGCACCTACCCGCAGGTGCTGTGGGTCAACATGACCTACCCCGACATCGAGATGTACGTCTATCCGGTGCCGACCAAGGTGCTGGAGTTCCACATCGTGTCGGTCGATGAGCTGACCCAGCCAGCCAATCTGGCCACCGATCTGGCGTTCCCGCCCGGCTACCTGCGCTGCTTCCGCTACAATCTGGCCTGCGAGCTGGCGCCCGAGTTCGGCGTCGAGCCGTCCCGCCAGGTGCAGCGCATCGCCATGACATCCAAGCGCAACCTGAAGCGCGTCAACAACCCCGACGATATCATGGCGCTGCCTTACAGCATTGTCGGCACCCGCCAGCGGTACTCGATTTACGCGGGGAACTTCTGATGCCGCTCACGTTTAGCCGCAACATAGGCTTCATGCGCGGCTTCCGGGGTATCGAACAGCCCCAAACGAATGGGCGTGTAGTTGACCTTTATTTCGGCCAGCCACCGGCTATTTTCGCGGCGAACGCCCGCAAACCCGCTTTTGTTGCTGCGCGCGGTTTTGTTCCAAGCGTTTTCCATGTTGCTGACCGCACGCAAGTTTTCCCACCGATTGTCCTCTCGGTTGCGGTTGATGTGATCAATCTGCTCTGGCGGCCAGTCTCCCGTCATGTAGAGCCACGCCAGCCGGTGCGCCAAATACAGGGTGTCATCAATGCGGATAACAACGTACCCGTTACGCATCCGACACCCGGCTTTACCGCCCAAACGACAGCGCCGCCGCGTTTTCGCCCACGTAAAGTCGCCCGTTTGGGCGTTGTAATGCACAAGCTCTCTCAAGCGTTCTGTCGTCAAACTCATCTTTTGTTTCCTTTACTAGACACGGTTAATATTAACTGTGCTGCAGTGAAAGGTCAAGTCTGATGCAGACGCCGATCCTCGGGTCCGCGTATGTCGCCCGCAGCGTCAACGCGGCCGACAATCGTTGCGTCAACCTCTACCCGGAGGTCGTGCCGGAGGGCGGCAAGCAGTCGGCGTTCCTCAACCGCGCGCCGGGGCTGCGGCGGCTGGCCACCATCGGCAACGGCCCGGTCCGGGGGCTGTGGGCCACCCAGATCACCGGCTCGGACGGCTACGTCGTGTCGGGCAACGGCCTCTACAAGATCGACACCGCCTACAACGCCACGTTTCTGGGCACGATTGACGGCACCGGGCCGGTGTCGATTGCCGACAACGGGACGCAGATCTTCATCGCCGCCAACCCGAACGGCTACA